CTTCCACATCAACCTGCTCTAACAGGAGATGTGCACCATGGATTATCCCAACGGCGACCACCAGACCGCCACCCTCCCGGCGGAGAACACCCGCCGCCCCCGCAACTCCGCCGGCCCGTCCTACATCCGCAGCACGCTGTCCAACCCCCGCGTGCGCGCCCTGGTCGCGGGCTACCTCGAGCAGCAGGTGTCGATCCTGCTGTCCAACGGCGCGGACACCGACAACGCTGAAGCCTTCATCGCCGCGCAGCTGGACGAGGTCATCGACGAGCTGCGGGCGCAGGCGTAGGTCGTGAGCACGCCCAAACGCTTCGAGTACGTGATGTGGGCGGCGTTCGGGCTGTTCCTGGCGTCCACGCTCGCCACGGCGGCGGCGGTGCTGTTCGCGTGCCCGTTCCAGTTCTTCGGCGCCGGCGTGGTGGCGATGGTGGGCACCGGCACCGGTGCGGTGTTCGCTCGCGGACTGCACGAGGCGCATCACCTGGCCGCGCCGGTCCAGCGCCCGCAGTACCTCGAGATGCCCGACGCGGCGATCTGGGAAGCACGATCGTGACCTCCGAATACTCCAGCTGGCCCTACCCCACTGGCCACCCCAACAAGCCCCAGCTCGAGGTCGACGGCGAGGCGTCCATCGCCTACTCCCGGCTGCGCAAGGGCGAGAAAGCCGAGGACATCGCCGAGGACATGGGCCTGTCCCGGGCGACGTTCTACCGCCGGGTGAGCCGGTTCGCCGCGATGCACGACACCCCGACCACCACCTACCGCCGACTGGCACGGCGGGGTCGAGGCGCACCTGCACCAGCGACGCCCCGAACCGCCCCGGTACGAACTCCAGACGTGGCGGACGTGGCTGCTCGAGCAGTACATGGCCTGGTTCGCCCATCGCGCCGAGGGGTACCGGTGGTCATGCCCGGTATGCGGGGACAACCACTGCGAGGGGGTCCAGCACGCCCCGTTCGCCCGCGCCATCCTGGTGTACCACGGCCTGCTGCCGGAGAGCGACCAACGGCCGATGCCGAACTCCCGGCCGAGGGCGCGACCAGCCTGGGACGACGAAAAAAGCCCCGCCTCCACCCGGTGAGGGCGAAGGCGGGGCTACGATCTGTGCTGCGCGGGCGTACCTCAGCGGCAGAGGGTCTAAGCGTCCTAGGACTTGGTCCAGGCAAAAGTCACGGGTTCGAGTCCCGTCGCTCGCGCGCTACTTCTTCTCGTGACGTCCCGAGGTCAGGGCGGGCGCGGACGGGACCAGCGACGCGGACTGCGGGTCACCGACGCCGCTGGCGGCCAGGGCTTTGAGCAGAGAGAACAGGCTCGAGCCCAGGGCGACGCCGAGCGGGATCTTCCAGCCGACGGTCAGCGGGTCAAAGTACTGCACCACGGGAAAGCTGGTCAGCAGGCTGCCCGCGAACGAGGCGATGACCCGCTCGCTGACGTCGCGCCAGAACACTATCGACCACACTGACTCGACCTCCAGTCGATGCCGGGCCGTGCCGCGCCACAAGGAGGAGGGGCCTCGTGACGCAGCACGGTGTCTTCCTCCTCGAGCAGGGCAACATGGGCGGCTAGGGCCATGCCCGAAAACCCCCACGCGAGGGCGAACAGGGAGGGCCCAGCCCACCTCCTGTCCGGGGTACACCGCAGACAGTGGGCCAGTTTCCGTGACAGCGAAGGGTGGCAACCCCGACGAATACCACGTGTTTCGCCGTAGGTGAACGAGGCCAGGATTCCGATAGCCAGCCACTCCCAGAAGTGCCGACATCGCGGCTCCATGGGGTTTAGTTGACGCCGAGCTTCTGCTCAGCGGTGGTCCAGTCCGCGGCGATCGCGGCCTGCGCGGCCGGGAGGGTCACCGAGCCATCGCAGACCGCCGCGCGGAGCCGGTTCTCGACGGTGTCCTTGGTGTTGCGGAACCCGTCGTTGGGGATGTCGCTCGGCTCCGGCCAGAGGTTCGTGACGTCGTCCGACGCTCCGAGCTCCAATGGCACAAGATGGTCAAGCTCAGTCGTCCCGCTGCTCGACGACGCCAGCCCGTAGGCCTTCATCGCGGCCTTCTTGACGGGGCCGGTGTTACTGGCCGGCGGGCGCACCGTGGCGGTCCAGCCGGGCTTGCAGATGGTGTCGTGGATGGTCGCCTGCGTGACGGCCGGGTTCACCGAGCCGGGGGTGCACGCCGGGTCGGGGAGCTTGCCCTGCGCCGTACACTTCGCCGGGTAGGGCAGCCCGGTCACGACCGGCGGCGTCGGGATCGGGATCTGCTGCAGTACCGGCACGGTCGGCACCGCGTCGATGGTGGGGAGCGGGGCGGGAGCGGGCGCCGCGATGGGAGCGGGCGCCGGGTGGGCTCGCGGGAGCACTCCGTGCGCGGCGACGCCGACGAACCCGACGAGCCCGAGTGCGGCGAGGAACGCCACCAGGTTGCGCACGAAGAGCCTCCCTGAGTTGGTGTGCCCCGAGGCGCGGAGAGCGGGGGGTCTCGTCCGCGCCCCGGGACGTTGGGGAGCGGTTACGCGGTCGGGGCCGGCGGGTTCGCCACCGAGTCCAGCGAGGCGACCGCGGACTGCAGACCGGACAGGTCCAGAGCCGGGTTCGCGTTCTGCAGCGCGGCGATCTCAGCCTGGATTGCGGCTACATCGCTGCTGACCTTCGCGGTGATTGCATCTACATCTGCCTGAGTGGCGGCCATCTTCTTCTCCATTCGATTGGTTTTCTTCTCCAAGCGCTGGACTCGATCCCAGAGCGAGGACATCTGTTGTGCGGACCCGGTGAAGGGCTCCGGCTTCTTGACGGTCATGACTTGGCTCCTAGTTGCGCCGCGATCGCCTTCACGGCGAGCAGCGCCTGATGTGTCTCCACGTCGATCCGGTCCACCAGCAGGCGCATGTCGTATGGCGTGCCCTGGTCGTCGGTCTCGCCGCCGGCCCACGCTGTTTCGAGACGGCAGACGCGGTCGTGGAGATCGGCGAGCATCTGGTGCTCTTCGGGGGTCAAGGCATCCTCCTGTGGTGGCACCGTCGCGCCAGCCAGGCGCGCCTTCCAGATCGCGTACTTGGCCATGAAGTCATCGGCGTACCGCTCGGCGGCCGGACCGGAGCCGTTGTAACGCCGCGCACCGTCGCGCAGCCCGTAGGCGCGGATCAGGTTGCCCAGACCGCGCAGGCCCGAGCGCATATTCGCTACGGGGTCCCAGCAGCCGCCGAGCGCATCGGCTTGGTCCTGGTAGCTCGCGCTCGTGCACTGCATCGGGCCGACGCCTTGGCGCCCGATCCGCCCCGCGCGAACGGCACTGCGGTAGTCCAGGTACGCGGCCTGGGTGACCGTGGATCCTTTGACGTAGAACCAGCCCGTAGCAACCGGATCTGAGCCCCAGATGTTCCGGCCACCGCTCTCCTTCTGCATGATCGTGGCCGCGACGGCGACGTCCACGTTCTCCAGATGAGCGGCCTGCACGCACTCGTCGGCGAGACCGAGCCCGAACGAGCGCAAGACGGCTGCGGCGTCCATAGGTCTCCTTGCGTGGCGGCTGTCCCGATCCTATCGGCCAGTGCGGTTTGCTGCATCGGTCACTTGTCGAGGACGGCCCGCACGATGGTGTTACTCAGATAGTTCTTGTGCGCCGCGTCGTACTGGCCGCCGCAGGTGATCAAGAGCAGGCCGGCGTCCGGCGTCGGGTCGTACAGGTGCAGCTCGGAGAACTTCGCCTTCGGCCAGCTCTGGACCTTGATCACGTGGAACGTCAGGTCGGGACCGTCGCCTCGAGCGACCGTGATCTTGTCGCCGACCTTGGCCTTGTCCAGGTGATTGAACGCGCCCGGTACATGATCGAAGTTGATGTGCGAAAGGATCAAGGCCGGAGGTCCGGGCGCTCCCGGAGGTGGCCCGTAGATGTACCAGCCCACGTTCTGCGGCTTCGCGTCGAGCGGTTTCAGCTCGAACTGGTTGTTGTCCAGTCCGATGCCGATGACCGCCGCGTCCACCCCGATGGACGGGATGGCGATCCGCTTCGGGATGGCGTCGATGGGCTTGACCGGGGGCGCGATCGCCGGACCGAGCTGCGGAGGAATGGGAACGGGGTGGCCCCCACAGCCGCCGATGACCAGTACGGCCACCAGCGCGGCCGTGAGGACGCCCCAGAATCGCTTCACAGACGTGCGGTTAGTTTCCGGTGTCCGGAGCCGAGCTCGGGTAGTGGTAGTTCCCAGAGCCCGTCAGCGGCGCCGGAGCAGGTGCCGGAGCGGGTGCCTCAAGAGACGTCGCCGGCGCCGGAGCGGTCAGCGGAGCCGGCTGGTTCACCACCGTGTTGCCGCCGTTGTTCACGATCACGACCTGCTGGCAGTTGGCCCGCTGGCGAAGCTGTCCCCAGCCACCACCGCCGAGCACGCCGCCCCAGTGAGAGCCGAATCCGCCCCAGTGCTGGCCGAACCGGCGCTGCCCGAACTGGGAGAAGTCATTCCACGAGCTGTACTGGCACACGTTGACCCGGTCGCCGCCGAGCACTCCGTAGCTGCCCAGGTCCAGCAGGTTGCCGTTGAGCAGGGTCAGTCCGCCCAGGTTGGACCCGCAATTGGCCTGCTGGATCAGCTGGCGGTAGCGCAGCTCGTTGAGCTGGTCACGCAGGCCGCCGAAGTGGGCGCCCCAGTGGTTGTAGAACGGCCCCCACTGCGGGTAGTCGCACACGTTGGCCTGCACGCCGTCGCCGAGCACCAGGACGTTCCCGTTGAGCAGGTTCAGCCCACCCCCGTAGCCGCCTCCGAACCCACCTCCGAATCCGCCCGGGAATCCCGGGTGCGGGAAGTGGTGCGCCGGGTCGGTGTCGAGGGTGCCGTTGGGGTTCAGCTCGCAGGGGTAGCTGGTGCAGGCGGTGACGGGGCCGGTGTAGGGGGTGCCGCCGGGACCGGTGCAGGCGGTGGCGGACGTGCAGTTGACGTCACCACCGTCGTGACTGTGGCCTTGAGCGGCGCTCGCGGTGCCCGTGGATGCCACCACGCCGGCGGTCACCACCAGGGCCGCGAGGGCCGAGCCGAGAGCGATGCGAATCTTCATATCAACTTCCCGTTGGTTGACGGTGCCGACCGGCGGGAATGCCGGGGACAGAAAGGGGGACGGCCCGCATGGGCATCGTCGGGGATTCGGTCAGGCGGTCGGCCGCGCGCACCCGTGCTTCGTGCAGCGCCCGGGCGGCGTTGGCCAGGTGGAACATCAGGCAGGGGAACCGGCCGCAGCGGGCGATGCACTGGCCGTCATCGTCGTGGCGATGGGTGCGCATGGCGCGGCGGAACCGGTCGTCGTCGGCCAGCCAGAAGATCGCGGCGTCCATCGCGGCGGCGCGCTCCGCGGACCTCATGGCTCGTTCAGCAACCCGACCGGGCGTACCCGGAACTGCGGATCGAGCGTGCACACCGTGGCGGGGGTGAACACCGGCGCCAGCGTGGGCGACAGGGCGGTGGCATGGCTGGTTGCCATCAGGCCACCGACGGCGCCGATCGCTACCAGCACCAGCGCGGTCGCCAGGTTGACCCGCGTGCGGCTGCTCATCGCGGCGGGGTCGTGCACCGCAGTACGCCGTATTGGGTTTGGATCTCCGCGAACGTCTTGTTGTAGGCGTCGATACCCTGCGCCTTCGCGGCGAGGCTGTTCGGGTTATAACTCGAAACGAAGATCGAATAGAGTGGACACAGCACCTGGGCACGAACGACCTCCTGGCTCTTGACCAGGTCGGAAACCGTGAAGTAGCCGATGAACATCGCCCCGGACAAGATCACGTCCACGGTCACCAGCGCGATCATCCACCGGATCTTCACGGTGGTCTTCCAGGTCTTCTTCTCCATCTCGGTAGCCAGCCCGCTGAGGGCTAAGGCCTGAGATTCCGACGCCGCCGCCAGCCGGGCCACCTCAGCTCCCAACTCGACCGCGACGGCCGCTAACTTGCGGCGGCGTGCATCCTCTTCAGTCGGCATCTCGCTCCTGGTCCTCATCGTCCAGCTCGAATTCCCGCTGAAGCTCCGCTACCAGCCAGGACAGGCGGTCGGTCACCGCCGCGAGTTGCGCTCGGGCCCGTTTCGATTCCGCGATCAGTTCATCGCCAACGAGTTCCCGTTCGGCCACCATCACGTGTGCCCCCGCCGGCCGTCCTTGGCTAGCAGCTGCCCCATCACCTCGGTGGCTTTCACGACCGCCGGCAGCGTGCTGGACTGCATCAGGTCATTCAGCCGCCGCACCTCCGCTTCGGCCTTCTCGGCCCGCTCGGCGCGCTGGATCTCCGCGTTCAAGCGGCGAACCTCGGCCTGCTCGGCTTCGAGGCGCTGTTTCAGATAATCGGAGTGGCGCGTCTCCCGCGTGAACAGGATCTTGACCGCGCCGACGGACAGCGCCGCGAGGATCACCAGCCCGGATTTGGACCAGAGGTCGGGTGAGACATCGGCGGAGTCGGCGAGCAGCGCGGCGGCCAGGAACAGCACGTCAGCCCTCGCCTAATGACCGCTGATGATTCACACGTGGATTCCGGCAGCGGGAGTCTGGGCTACCTGACATGGGCTGGTCCGTTCGTATTCAGTTGTGCGGGTCGGTCAGTGCCCCTTCAGCGCTAGAACAATGGCCACAACCGTGCTGATCACTCCAATAGCGCCGACCAGGATCGCCCAACCGGCGTTCAGCCCCGCGCCCTTCCCGTCGATCCGGTCCAGCCGCGATATCAGCCCGTTGACCAGCTTCTCCAGCGCCTCCACCTCGGCCTTGGTGGCCACCCCGACGCGGAGTTCGTTGAGCAGGTCCAGGCGCTTGTCGATGGACACCACCGACACCTGCAGGGCCCGCTGCTGCTCGGCCAGCGCGGTCTCGACGGCCTTGGTGGAGGTGGTGTGCCGCTCGTCCAGCATGGTGCGCAGGTCGTCGTGCTGGCGTTGGAAGTACTCCCGCAGCGGGACGGAGTCGGGCACGGTCAGGGCAGCGTGACCGTGTAGCCGGGGTTGACCACCTGGGAGTCCACCTGCATGTCGCAGATGCCGTGCCCGTTGAGCAGCACCCAGCAGTAATCGCCGACGGACGGGATGTACGCGGGATTCACCACCAGGAACGGGCTGACCTGAGTGGAGTTGTTCAGCGTGACCTGGGCGTACTTGCCGCCCCCGGACACGGCCGTGACGATGGCTTGGCGCCGGCGCAGCTTCGGCGGGGGCTGCACGCGCGCCGCCGCGCCCCGACCCTTGCTGGCCAGCGCGCGGCCCAGCGCGGCGTGTCCGAGGTCCACGGTCAGCCTCCCTACGGGTGGGCGAGCGCGAGAGTGGCGCCGTAGATCGTGGTCGTCGTGGATGACCCGTTCTGGGCTGTCAACATCGCGTAGGTCTGGGCGGTCGAGTCGAATGTGCCCGAGGTGGCGGGCGCGGACGGCGTGCACAGGGTGACCGCCGCGTTGGACATGTGCGCCGATCCCAGGTGTGTCGCCGACGCCCCGATGGCCGACACGCCCGACACTCCGACCACGTTGAACGCGTTGGCGTGGGTGGCGTCCGCCCACAGGATCACCGCGGTGTTGGTGGCCGGGTTGGAGTTGGAGGTGCCCACCCGAACCCGCACGTTGTGCACGCTGGTGGCCGCGGACTTGCCGGACAGCACGGCCGTGAACGTCGAGCCGACCACGAGGCTGTTCGCCGGCAGCGGCAGTACGCACAGCACCGTCTCGACCGTGGTCAGCACCGTGGCGCCGGCAACAGCCGCCGTGGTCACGGAGTTGAAGGTCGCGCGGGTGTCCAGGTCGGTGATGGCGGAGTTGAGCTGCAGCAGGTTCGCCGCCGACAACGGGCTGGCGGTGCTGGGGACGTCGGCCCAAGCTGGCAGCGTATAAGCCATCTAGCTGGTCTCCTTCATGATCAGGAGCCGTCCGGGTACAGGCTTGGGCTCGGGTACAACGTCGCCCTCGGGAACAGTGGCGTGGGGACCGACGACGGAATCGGCGACACATCGCCCTGCCGGTAGATGTCGCTGCTCTGCACCCCGTTGGGGCCGAGCGGGAAGGTCCAGCCGTTGATCTGGTAAGTGCCAGAGATCCCGGCCAGCGGGCGAACCACCGCGACCAGGTCGGACTGTTCGAGGAATGGCACCGGGAGGTGGTCGAGCTTGAGGGTCTCCTCGGTACCGCTGGAAAACCGGCCGATCGCGTCGGCGGCCTGCTGGCACTGCACGGTGGTGCCCAGCAGCACGCTCTGGTAGACCGTCGTGACGTCGCCGAAGTCGGAGTAGAGGTTCGTGTTCGACGCCGGGTCGATGTTGAACCACTCGGCCATCACCGGCAGCCCGGACGGGTTGTTCGTCGACTCGCCCTGGGCGATCACGTGGCTGAACGTGGTCGCGTCGTCCACGGTCTTGGTGTAGCCGCAGATGGTGGGGCGGTTGCCATCGGACCCATCCGAAATGGTCCACACCGGGGCGTCCACGCTGGGGTCGGGCATCGGGCGGGTGGTGAGCTCACCCCAGATGTTGAAGTAGATCTCCCACCCGATCGAGGCCACCAACTCCTTCAGATCGTTCCACGGGTCGTTCTGGCCCTGGTCGGATCCGAACACCATCGGCCCTTGCAGCACGTGCGGGGTGCTGCCGAGGTTGAGCTTGACGTCGGGCATCCGGCTGACCGCGATCAGCGCGACGGCGTCCATGACGTTGGTGCCGCCGGCCACGAAGAACACGTCGTCCCAGGTGCGCCGGGAGATGATGTAGCTGTAGTCCGGAGCGATCAGCGTGACGACCATGCCGCCACCGACGGTGGTGCCCCCGCCGCCGGCGACGCCGCTGCTGCCGGCCCCACCGCTTCCGCCCGCGCCACCGCCGCTGGAGCCACCGGACTCGACCACGTCCTGGGCGTTGATGACGAACGTGCCCAGCGGCAGCATCTCGTCATGCCCGTCGTCGACCGCGATTCGGGGCCATAAATCCGACACCTGCGCCGGGGTGTCGCCGGCGTTGATCCGGGTTTCGGTGACCTGGTAGCCGACGACGGTGGCGGTGGTGTTGCCCTTGTTCAGGTTCGGGATTGGGCCACCGTTGACCGCGAGCTGCCAGGTGGCGCCGCCATCGATACTGGTCTTGACCGTGACCGTGCTGCCCGCCGATCCCGGGATCACCGTCCAGGTCAGCAGCGAGTTCTGCACCGGGTCGCCGGGCAGGATGTCCCAGTCGGTCCACTGGGACTGGGTCTTGAACAGGATGACGCCGGGGGTGTCAGTCTCGGTGACCGCCGCGACCGGGAACGAGGTGGCGCCGGTACTGGCCAGGGTGATCGTGCCGGGGGTGTCGGTCTCGGTGACGGCCGCGACCGCGAAGGTCTGGTCCGGGGCCGGGCGAAGAACCGTGGAGAATACGATGCCTTGCTCAGGTCCGGGCGCAACGATCTGGGCGGTTTTCGTGCCTGTGGTGGTCGACGAGCTATACGACTGTCCGGCCAGGAATGAGCCGCTCTGCGCGGGGGGGTCGTTATTGGGGTCGACCGTGTAGCCGGAACCTGAGTTGTCGGCGTGCGCGAGCTCGGTCATGCCTGAAGGAAGCGAATACACCGTGGCGTTGAACCCGAAGTAGGCGCACAGCAGCACCTGCCCGGCCGTGACCGAGACGCTGGCGACGGTCAGGTTCACCGGGGCTGGGCCGTTGGTGTTCACCCGCGCGGTGGCGAATGTCGGAGTCTGGGTGGCGTCCCAGTTCCGGATGGTCACCGCGGAGATGTCGAACTGTGGTTTCGTACTGGTCAACCCGACCGCAAGTCCATCGGCGGGGTTGACGGGCAGAATCCGCCAGAACACGGCGTCAAGGGGGTTCAGGTACTGAGCACTGCTGAAGGTGACCCTGTTCCATCCGGAGTTACTGGACCACCCGGAAGATCCCCCGGAGTCCATGCACTGGACGAAGACAATCCGCAGGTCGCCTACTTGAGCGTTGTCCCCCACGGGCAACACCAGACCTGGAATGCCAGTGGCGTTCACGAACTTGATGGTTGGACTGGAGTTGCACGCCGGGTCCAGGAACTGCAGAGCCTGGGCCACCTCAGGCCGCCGTCGCCACCACGGTCGAGATGGTGGCCGTGGCGTTGGTGCCGTTCGGGGTGAACGAGATGTCGTGCTTGGTCAGCGGGATCTTCGAGGAGTCCGCCGCGCCGGAGGTGGGTCGGTAGGCGACGATCAGCGCGTTGTGGGCGACGCTGGAGGCGTTGCCCAAGCTCGTCCAGGTCGGGTTGGCGAAGGTGAAGGTCTGCACGTCGGTGGAGTTGTTCGGGACGATGCTGATCGAACTGGCCAGTAGGCGGGCGTAGTTGAGGGCCGTGGACTCGGTGTTGCCGGCGAGGATCGCCGCGACCGATGCGTAGTCGCGCATGGTGGCGTCAGCGACGACAGTGCTCTGCAGTAGAATGATCTCGAGCGCGTCGGTACCCAGCGGGAGGGACGCGTAATAGTTGATCTTGCCTTTTGAAATGTTGAACGCTGTACTGATCGGGCACCCCCAGCATGAGAAACCGCCCCTGACCAGGGCGGTTAAGAGGACAGGAAGAGGGGCGTCAGACCATCGTCAGCGTGCCGCCGGCGCCGGTCGTGCCGACGTGCGTGCCACTGGCCCACGAGGCGGCGTCGTTGCGCCGCTTGCCAATGATCGTGGTGTGATGGATCCGCGCGCCCCAGTACGGGCGCAGCCGCATCTGAAACGGGATCAAACCGGCCTGAGCCAGGGTGCCGTTCGGGTCGGCGACGGTCAGCTTCAACGTACGCAGCCGGGCGGCGGTGTTGTCGACCTGGACGCTGCCGTCGATGACCACGTCGAGTTGGTCGATCACCTGGTCGTGCACGATCACGTCGCAGCGGGTGCGCAGGGTCTTGCTGGTCTGAACCGCATCCCGCAGCGCGGCGCTGACTCCGATCATGCGCTTCCCACCTCCGTGTATGGCACCGTTCCCTTGCGGTACTGCACGCCATTGGCGGCGGTCAGCTCCCACTTCCAGGTCTTCGCCTGCCCGCTCTGGCCGGGCACCAGCCGTACGTAGCGCACACCGCCGGCCGGGTCGCACAGGATCAGCGTGCGCCCGATCAGGTCCAGGGCGTCGAACGCGGCCCACTGGGCGTCACCGGCGCGGCTGTGCACGAACATCACCGTCAGCGTGCCCTCGGTGCCGTACCGGCCGTTCTCGGTGACCACCGGGTAGATGGTGTCCGCGTCGGTGCCCAGCACGTAGGCGGTTCCGAAGCTCTTGGACTGGGTGACCTGGTCACCCTCGTAGAACACCGGCAGCTTCGTGTTGGACAGGTAGTTCAATCGGTCTTTGAGCCACCACACCCCGCCGCTGACCGTCGGGGTGACCGACACCGTGTTCGAGTACGCCGCCGCCGGCTGCGCCACCCCGCTGACCATCTTGAAGCTCAACACCTGGTAGGTACTGGGCAGGTTCGATGGGGCCTCGTTGTCCACGATCGTCACCGGCGTCATGCCGTTGGCCGGGACCGCCGCGGACCCGAACACCGGCACGTATGGGGCGCCGTTGCGGGAGACCACGAACCGGAAGTAGTCGGTGCTCGGCGAACTTGAGGACGGCACGGCGGTGAGCGGGACTGTGTTGGTGGCCGGATCCCAGCCGGTGCTGGACAGCACCGCGTTGGGACACGCGGTGATGGACTGGGTCCAGGTGATCGAGCTGGTGTTGGTGTAGAACTCGGTCGGCCCGTCCCAGGTCTGGGTGGCCTCGCAGTTCCCGGTGTAGTACACACTCCCTCGCCGACGAGCAAGCCAGGTTCCGTTCTTGAGCGTAGGGCACCAGACAGCTCCATCGTGGTTCACCCACTTAGCCTGGAATCGACCGGGCTGCGAGGCCGCTCCCATGGGCTCTAGCCGAGTTTTACCACGAATTCCTAGCGAGTAGCACCCATCGGCACGACGGGTACTCAAATTAGACGCCTTCCCAAGTAAAGAGCACGCCATCTGCACGGGGGCCAACCGGTCGGCGCTTTTCTGTACCACTACGGGGTTAGTGCCCCCCCTGCATCCATCTGCATCAATACTGCGCTCAACGAAAAGCGAAAGCTGCGAAGCCGTCAGTTCTGATATGAATCGGGAATTGACAACCTTGTAGTTGTCCATATGGGTGACTACAGGAGCAGCAGCCGCGGCATTGAGGATGAATACAGTGCGTCCATTGCCCCTGTCATGTTCGCGCCACGCAGGATACGGAGCCCGGGGCGCTCGGCGAGAGTTCTTCCGGTCAGCCTCAGCGTTCCTTGGCTTGAAGCTTCTCAGGTCTCCAACGACCGGAGGACCGTAAAGATCAGTTAGAGCGCGACGGATATTCGCGCAATGCCCGGGGTTGACAGAGTGCGACTGGTAGATGTTTAGGCCGCCTCCGCTGATCAGGGTGCCCTCAGTCCAAGCCCACGCCACGAGTTCAACCACCGCATCGTGGTACTTGGCCTCGGTGGGCAAGTCCACGCACGGTGCGGCCAACGTGATCCAGTTAGCCCTCTTCAGCGTGGAGGAAGTCTTCCATGCCCGGTTATTGCTCACGTTGACCACGGGCCACCGATGGTCCTCTGTTGTCAACGAAGAATGATTCTGGCCTTCCATGCTCAACATGCGGCGGGTCTTCGGGCCAAAGTCATGTATATGGGTCACTGGCTGCCACTCAGACAGTCCAGTTTCATGATTAAGGGTGAGAGCAACGTCCCCCACGCTCAGTTGTCCCCGAGACTTCCAACCGTCTATCGTCAGAATCTCGGTTTCCATATCTACACAATACGCGGTATAGGAGCCGTTGGGCAGCGGCTTGTCCACGATCCACTGCGTCTGCTGGCCCAGCACCCACCCGGAGTCGGCATAGCCGGGAGAGGTGCCCGCGACGAACCCGACGGCGGCGATCTGCGCGGCGGTGTAGATCACCGTGCGACTGGCCTTCTGCGGCAGCCCGTCGGTGTTGTTGACATACGTCCAGGTGACCGTGGGGGTGCTGGTCGTGGTGACCGGACTGCTCGGTCCAGTGGCGGTGAGCGTGGCCGCGACGTTGTAGTTGATGTCCAGGTAGACCTCGGACACCCGCCGGCTGGCCGCCAGCAGATCCGTGCGGCCGATCTCCAGGTAGAAGTTGCTGGCGAAGTCCGAGACCGTCCACGGGGTGCCGTCCGGGGCGGTCTTGTTGCTGCGGATCGTCTGGGTCACCCACTGGCCGGTCGTGGTCTGCGGGTGCGGGGCGAACCACTGCAACTTCTGGATGTCCAGCGCGCTGGTCAGCAGGAACACGTCCGGGCTGTCATTGACGCACAGCCCGAAGTAGCACTGGGGCGGCGACGTGGCGGCGGTGACGGTGAAGTCCCGCTCGCGCAGGGTCACCGACTGGATCTGCGCGCCGGCTGGCAGCGTGAGCGGCCCGAACCCCAGCTGCAGCACCTGGTTGGAGTTGCGGCAGCCGCTGGCGAAGTCGACGTAGGTCGCATCGGTGCTGTCGGCCAGGATCGTGGGCAGCGAGCCACCGGTCAGGGTCACACCGGTGCCCGCGGACTTCAACGACGTCGGGCGCAGGGTGACGGTCTGGTAGGTCACCGGCTCGCCACCCCACTGTAGTTCCGGGCGAAGTCGGTGTTCGACTTCGTGATCTCCTGGCGCATCGTGTGCCGCAGCTGCTGGCCGTCGAGGGTGACGTGAACGACGGTCTGGGGCAGGTTGTTGCCGCCGTACCCGCTGGTGGCCGATCCCGGGGTGATCGTGATCGGCTGGTTGGTCGCGGAGAAGTTACCGCCGGTCGACCCGGCGACACCGAGCTTCTCCAGGCTCAGGTTCGCGGCCTTCACCGCGGACTCAGCCAGCTGTTTCGCGCTGGCGTCGACCTTGGGGATGGCGCCCAGCATCCCGTCGGCCAGGTTGTAGCCGAACTTCTGGCCGGCGTTGAACCCCGGTTGAACAGCCTGGTCCAGGGCGTAGATCGCCGCCAGCCCCATCAGGCCGCCCGCGTCGATGACCCCCGGGGTGCTGTCCTTCATGCCGTTGATCAGGCCGACGCCCATCCAGCGAGCGGTCGCGTAGGTCTTCCACGAGGGTGAGTCGGTGCCGGCACCCGACGCGGCCCCGTCCGCGCCCGCCTGGCCCAGCGCCGACGCCGCCGCGGCGAACCCGGGGGTGGCGTCCTGCACGCCCTGTGTCGCGCCCTGACCCAGTGATTGGCCGATTGCGTTGCCTTGGCTCTGCGCCTGCTGCGCCGCCGCCTGGCCACCCTGCTGGACGGCACCGCCCACCCCGGCCATGGCACTCTGAGCCTGCTGCGGCAGCTGCTGCACGGCCTGACCAAACCCGGAGTCGATCTGTTGACCGGCGCTGGCGGCCATCGGACCGAGGGCTTGCAGGCCCTGACCGAGGCCGTCGGCCGCCTGCTTGGCCGCGTCCATGTCCTGGGGCTTCTGCTGCAGCTCCTGATCCAGGCCCTTGAGGTCCCCGGTGGCCTGCTTAGCGCCCTGCCCCATCTGCTGCATGGACTGCTTCGCCTGCTGGGAAGCGGTGCCCATGTGCTTGAACGACGCCCCGGCGGCCGCGCCCGCGTGCCCGGCGTTGTTGATGCCGCTGGCCGCGCCCTGAGTGGCGTTACCCAGCTGATGGGTCTGGCCTTTCACGCCGTCCATGGCATTGCCCAGCGCCTGGGTGTGGCCCTTAGCGGCCTCCTGGGCCTGGCCGTGGGCCCGCAACTGCTGGGTGTCCTGGCTGGTGGCGCCGCTGCTGCCCCGCACGGCGTCGGTGTTCTTTTTCGCCGCGTCGGCCAGACCGGTGTCGCCCCACTGGCGCATCAAGCCACCCTGCTTGGTCAGCTCCTGGGTGTACTGATCCGTGGTGGCCGCGCTCTGCTGCAGGGCGTGGCTGGTGCCCTGGATGGACTTCTGCAGATTCTTCGTGGCCGTGTCCACGTCGCCGCTGCCGTTCGCGGCCTGCACGCCGGCGTCGTGCGCGGCCTGCATCTGGTCGGCCTGCGCCGCCCACTGACCGCCCATGGCGCGCAGCGCGGGGATCATGTTCTCGGTGGTCTTCAGGTAGTCCCCGAGCTGGCCGCTGGCGCCCTTGGCCGCGTCGGAGTAGGAGTTCATCGACGACACGCCGGACTGCATCTGCGTGCTGTTCTGCTTGATGCCCTCGTGCAGATCCTTGAGCGGGTCGGCGCCCTGCTTGAGCTGCTGACCCAGGTTCCCGGCCGCGCCACCAGCCTGACCCAGCTGCTGCCCGAGGCCACCGGCCTGGCCACCGGCCTGGCCCATCTGCTGACCCATGCCGCCGGCCGCGCCTCCGGCACCGGCGAGGTCTTTGGCCTTCTGCTGCAGCTCGTCATCCAACGGCCCGAGCTGACCCTGCAACCCCTTGGCCTGGTCGCCGGACCCCTTGAGCTGCTCGCCGAACTTCTTGGCGTGCTCGCCAGGCCCCTTCAGGTCAACGCCGCCGCCCTCCTGCAGGGGCGTGGTCCCCTGCACCCCAGGGCCCATGTCCTTCAGAGCGTCGGGCTTCGGAGCACCCGGGCCGGGCTTGCCCGCGTCAGGCTTCGGGACGTCTCCGGGCTTGCCCACGTCTCCGGGCTTCGGGGCGTCACTCCCGCCGAGGCCGAACATGTCGAAGACCTTGCCCAGGATGCCGAGGTCGACCTTCGCTAGCGTCCCCCCGAGGGCGCCGAGCCCTTCCGTGAGACCCCCGACCACTGAACCGATGCCCTTGATCGCCTTGGTGATGGTCGGACCGTTCTGTTCCGCCATCTCGGCTAGCGAGTGGAAGGCGGGCGCCATCGTCCCCAGGGCGTCCACGAAGTCGCCGCCCATACCCGTGGCCACCTTGCCGACATCGGTCAGCAGGCTCTGGATCTGCGGCATGTTCGCCGACACCCTCTTGGAGAAGGCGTCGATCGCCGGGCCCGCGGCGCCCACCGCGTCCATCACCGCGTTGCCCAGACCGGTGAAGGCCTGCATGGCTGAACCGATCGCGCCGCTGCCCTGCAGGTTCTTCACCATGCCGGTCGCGTGCTGCCCCAGGGAGTCGAGCTGCTGGATCATCGGGGTCATGTTCGCCGCGCCGACCTGGGCGACCTCCGAGCCGAAGTCGCCCAGGGTGCTCATCAGCTTGGCGAACGCCGGAACGGCGGTCTGCGCGGTGGTGGCCGCGAGCTGACCCAGCGTCTTGGTCACGTTCTCCAGCGGCGCGAGCATGGCGCTGGTGAGCGCCGGCATGTTCTCGGCAAACGATTGGAACAGCGGCATCGAGTTCTGAGTGAGGTTGTGGAATCCAGCCGCGATCTTGTCGATCATCTGCGTCACGGGACCGGCCGCGCCGTCCAGCACCCCGGCGATGTCCTTGAAGTCGCTCGTGACCTGCGGCTTCACGCCTTCCAGCGCGCCGTGGATGGTGTCCTTCATCTTGCTGATGGAGTCGTGCAGGGGAGCGGTCATGTCCGCGAAGTCGACCGGGATCTGCAGGTTCTGCTTGGCCTGCTCGATGTTGCCCATCTTCCGCTGCAGGGCCTCCATCTGCGCCTGCGCCCGCATCATCTCAATCTCGTTCTTCGGCGTCATCGGCTGCGCGGCCAGCTCCGCCATCTTGAGCTGGGTAGCGGCCATCTGGATCTGAGTCTGCTGCTGCTCCGAGTTGAGGTCGGCCATCTTGTTTTTTGCGGTGAACATCTTCTCGGTGAAGTCCATCAGCGCGCCGCCCGCGCCGAGCACGCCGGCGGACATCGCGCCGAATCCGGCCACGGACACGGCACCGAGGGCGCCCACAGCGGTACCCAGGGCGCCCGAACCAATCGCGGCCATTCCGGACATCTTCGCGACCGTCCCGAGGGCGCCGGCGGCGGTGCCCAGCGGTCCGCCCAGCTCGCCGGCGTTGGATGCCACGTCCCCGAGGACGCCACCCAGGTCGCTGAATCCTTGCTCCAGGGGGTGAATGACTCCCTCGGTGGCCCTCGCAGCGCCCCCGACGTCTCTGAGTCCGCTCTCAACGGCCCTGGCGGCACCCCCGGCACCCTTGGCTGCCTCGTCTATCTCCTTAAGGCCGGTGGCAGTGCCTCGCATCGCCTCGTCAGGCAGCCGCATGCCCTCGCCCATCACGCGCTGGGCCTGCGCCACCTCTCGGGCGCCCTGGGTCGCCGCGAGCGCGACGTCTTGAGCGGCGTGGCGCTGGACACGCTCAGTGTCGCGGGCTTCCTCCCGCTGAGCACTCCCGGCGTCCCGAGCGGCCTGACGCGCGGCGACGGCCTCGTCACGAGAGTTGCTGATGCGCTTGCGGCTGGCCGCGTCGGCTTCAGCCGCGTCCTTAGCGAGCTGAGCCTTGGCGGCCTCGTCGTCGAGGACGACCTTGATGTGGACCTCGCCGTGCTCGTGCTTGAGCCGATCGATCTCGGCCTTGGCCGCCGCGTCGTCAAGATCGGCCTTGATATGCACCTCGCCGTGCTCGTGCTCGAGGGCCTCGATCTCGGCCTTGGCCTTCTCTAGACCCTTGACATCGACCTCGACCTTGACGTGGGCGTCCTTGAGTCCCTCGAGTTCCGCCTTGAGCGCCTTGAGCTGCGCGATCGCATCCGCTGCGTCCGCATGTACTTCGATCGTCAGCTCACCAGCGGCCAAGACGGTTCACCCCCTTACCCATCCATGGAGAGCATCCGGGCGATGTCGAGCATCTCCGCCTCGGTCATCTCACGTTCGTCGTCACGCCGGCGCTGCTCAGCACGCTCTTGCCGCTCCGACCCGAACAGCAGGAAGTCGGTCAGATCGGGCATCTCGAAGTCGGGGCTACGGTTCACCGCGACCACGTAGTTGCAGATCCAGGCGGCCAGCCAGTTGAGCTGACGCGCCCCGCCGGGACCGTCGATGGCCTCCAGGACCTCCCACTCCATCAGGTCCTGACGAGTCACGTCACGGAGGAAGGCTCTCCTGCTGGGGTATCCACGCTCTCTGGCGAGTCGGAGGTGGAGCAGGCGGACGGGGTTGCTTCGGATTTTCCCTCAAGCACCTTCTTCGAGCTCGAGTCCAGTCCGTTGAGCCGACGAGCGACCGCGGACAGCCGCGCGATGCCGCCCTGGCCCTTCTTGCCGACCTCCGCGATGCCCTCGGCGTAGACCGGGTAGAGCTTCTGGCCGGTCTTGAGATTCACCAGGCACTTGGCCAGCAGCCGGATGCTGTTGCGCCGCATGTTCAGGGTGTAGTCATTGCCCTCGACATCGAACATCCCGGACTGGTACTCGTCGTAATCGTCACCCATGAGCTCCGCGACACCGTACCGACCGGGCTTGCCTGAGGGTCCCGGCCATTCAGGGCAGACCACCGGTTCGATCACCAGAGTCGAACGGATATCGGTGGCCGCCTCGATGTCTTCGTATTCCAGTTCCTCGCTCACTTCTTCTCCTCCTTGTGTGTACTGCTCTATTCAAGTCCGGCGGCGGACAGGATCGACTCCTTGATAACGGATGTCGCCGCTTCAACGCCAGACTCGAAACCGGCCTGCATGAAGTGCTTGCCGGGTATGTGCGCGCTTCGGATATAGGTGGGATACGGCGCCGGGAGTGGCCCCATGAGATGGCCCGGCGAAATGAACGCACCGGACTCCTGAACCGGGAAGTAGGACATCCCGTGCGGGCCCACGTGAAAGGTCGCGTCACCCAGATCGCGCTTGTCGACAGACGCGGCCAGTCGTCCGGACTTCTTCGGCGCGGCGGCGCGGACGGTCCCTACGAACACGTCCGCGCCCTTGCCGACCGATTCACTCAGCTGCCCCGGTTCAAGAGCGCTGATGACCTTCTCGATGACCCCTTCGACGCGATCCTTGCCACTGACCTTGACGTCGATGTTCACCGTGGCCATGACCGTCGCCTACGAGTAGACGATGCCACGCGCGAAGGCGCAGGCGATGTTGAACACCGGGGTCGTTCCAGTCACCGTGTAGCTGAACTTGATGCAGGGCTGGATGGTCCCGAAGGATGCGTCCAGGGTCAGCCGCTGCGCGCCCTGGAGGGTGGCCGCGGTGAAGGTCATCAGGTCGACGTAAGAACCACCCGACGTTGCGCAGTGCTGGATCTTGCCGGTGATGCTCGGAGTAGTGCCGCCCGGAGGCAGCAGGATGTGCATCTGCGCCGCGCAACCCCCGGCCGTAGCACCGGTGGTGTTGCCGTAGTCCAGCACCACAGACGCGCCGGTCGCGGTGATCGGAATGTTCGGGTTGCTGAGCATGTAGCCGTAGTCCACCGCGCCCCGGGCGGCGAACTCGCTGTCGACCATGACAGCGTCCTTGTTCTTGGCGTCCACGTCCCACTTGGTCATCACCGTGGGGATCAGGAAGGTCGGGCTGAGGACGCCCCAGCCGTTCGGCGCCAGCAACACCTCGACGTCAGAGTCCTGGCCCAGACGCTGGAAGGCGACGTTGTCCAGGGCGTTCGTGCCGGCCGTGCCAGGGGTGTAGAACCCCTTCATCTCCAGGGTGGCCTTCTGGATACCGGCCAGGTCGTAGGAGATGCGCTGACCGAAGCCAGTGGCATCGATCAGGTTCGCATCCCTTTTGAGTTTATATTCATTGAAGTTGTTCGACAGGTCATAGCCGTCGACCGCAAACGCGGTGTTCCGACCGGGAATCTTCACTGCAAGAGCCATTAGTCGGCACCCTTCTCGTTGTCGCCAGGCTGGCTAGACCCGGCGATTGCCGGGGACTCTCTGTGGGCGTATCCGTGCGCGCCCAATTCCTCGCCCACGTCATCGGGCAAAAGGTCGCCGCGTTCGAATCGGACCCCGTAGATGGAAGTGCCACCGACATCGGCCACCCACGGGTCGGGGCCTTCGGGTTCTGGTGGTTCGGTCTTCTTTGCGGGCATGCCAAATAGCCCCTTTCAAGGGGTAGATAAGCTGAATTCAGGCCATGACCTTGATGGCGAGCTGTTCGCCGTAATAGGAGATGTCGCCCATCGCGTACTGGCCGGGGTTCTGCCGGCGCATCACGCGGACAAAAGAGAACCCGTCGAGGTTGTCCAGGTCGTCGCCGAGGGATCCGTGGACCGCTCGCAGGGGAGCGACGAACGGGCCGGCCGGATCAAGGTAGGTGTCCAGGGCGTCCTGGGCGAGCTCCTCGTCACGGCGGTTGGTCACGACCGTGATCAGCAGCGCGTACAGGGTCGATTCGTCGCAGTCGGCGATCTCGAGGTCGGCACCCTGGCGGTCGACCTGGATGAAGTACGCCGGCGGCGAGCCGATGCCGTCCGGAGTGAAGGCGTAACCCTGGACGTCGTCCATGCCGGCATCGGAAAGGGCGGTGTCCAGGCGAACCTTCAGGGCCCGGCGGATGTCGCCCAGCCGGGTCACGCGATCACGATGTCCCGTAGGCCGCACAGCAGGGACTTCGCCTGCGCGTTCATCCCGACGGTCGCGGTGGTCTTGTACGAGGACTGGGCGTTGAGCACGCTCGAGCTGGCCGGGGAGAGCCCGGCGCTGGTCCCGCTCATGTCCTTGGACTTGAAGTGGTCCAGGGCGATGATCTGGCAGGCCTGCTTCACCTGCCAGGGCACCGACGGCCAGCCCCACCGAGCAGTGATGCGCACCCGCGCGCGCAGCGACTGGTAGCGCGGGTCATAGCCGTAGCCGAAGGGGCTGTAGGCACCCGCGACGCCGCCGGTGTAGAGCGCCCCGCCGTAGGGGTCACCCCGCCACGCCCCGGGAAAGCGCAGGCTGTTGAGCAGGTCGATCCGGTCCCACGGCCGCCCGGGTCGGACGTCGACCGGCGAGGGTTGCCAGTCGGTGCTGGCCAGCATTACCTCGAACACGCCGTCGTTGTCGTTGTCGAACTCGACGGTCATCCCGGTCAGCGACCCGAACGAGGGCAGCGAGAGCGTTCGCCAGTCCGCGGCCCGGAACAGCCGCGCGACCGGGGTCGGCTCCAGCCAGAACTGGTCGTCCACCTCCTGGTCGATCTGCGAACTCGCCGCCGCGATGGCGGTGTCGTAGGCGTCATCGAACGGGTTGGGGGAGGGCCGGTCGTCGCGCAGCAGCGCCTTGAGCGTCGCCCTGCTGATGTAGTTGCTGACCGGAGTGGTCACTGCCCCTAGACCAGCTCTCCGGCCAGGGAGAACGTGAACGACGGCGTAGTGCCACCCAGCGTCCACGCCACCCGGACGAACCGGTCCAGCGACGAGAACGTCTTGCGCTGGGTGGTCGTGCCGGTGGCCTGAGTGAAGGCGGTGCCGACGATGGTCCATCCCGTGGACCCGTCGTTGCTGGTCTGCACCTGCACGTCCAGCGTCGGGGTGGTGCCGGACGCGGCGCTGACGGTCAGCAGCAGCCCGCGCAGGTGACTGCGGTTGCCGACTTCCACGGCCGCGCTGTTGCTCGAGGTGGTGCGCGCGGCCGAGGCGACGACGAACGGCTCGGTGTAGACGTACGTGCCGTCGGTCTTCTGGTAGGACACTGGGGTCTCCCTAGATCGGGTTCTTGCGGGGTCGCCCGACACGGCGCCGGGTCTCGAACCGTTGGCCGCGCTCGGGCGTCCGCACTGCTTCGGAGGTGACCGCCTCGGCGATCCCCGCGTCGATCCACTGCGCCGCACGCTCCGGGCTGGTCTCCACGAGCTCGCCGTACTCGACCGAGAGGTTCCGGTCGGCCAGCGCGGTCTTCATGCGCACGGTGGGCATGTCAGACCTGGGGGCGGCGGATGTAGTCGATGACGTCCTCGGGGGGCAGTTCGCCCTCGGGGTGGTTCCACGCGGCGCGCAGCTCCTCCTCGGTCGCTCCCTCGTGCGCGATCAGGCGGAAACCGGGCCGGTGATTGGGTTCGCCGTCGGCGAAGCGGGACACGACGGTGACGCGGTCGTACCTCTCGTCCGAGTCGGGACCCCAACCGGACTCGAGAACGGTCTTCTCGTCCTTGGGCTCTTCGGTCTTCTCGGCGGACTTGCGGGCGGTAGCCATGACGGGCTCCTTTACTTGGACATGACAAAGGCCCCGCACTGGAGGTACGGGGCCTTTCTGGTTGGACTGAAGTTATGTGGTCTTGCTGACCTGGTTCGACTTGTGCGTGCTCACGTACAGGGCCGCCAGAGTCAACAGCTCAGGGGAATCCTTGAACTGTCCAAGCCCCGCGTTGCAGTTCCCACAGAGGAGTGCACGCACGGCTCCTGTTTCATGGTCATGATCGACCGACATGGTTTTGGTGCGCCCGCGCCAAGTGCTCGTTTCTGGCATTCGGCAGATCGCGCACAGGCCATTTTGACGTTCAAGCATCTCGTTGTACTGGTCCAGCGTGATGCCAAAGACGTTCTCGAGACGCCACTTCCGGTACGTCAGCCTGTTGTTCTGCTGCTCCAGGGCGCGGCGGCGCTTCCGCTCCTCGGGAGCTAAGGCCTTCCATCGCGCCCTCTCGGACGCACATGAGCACGGCAAGCAATGCGCCGACCGACCGTGCACTGCAGCTCGGTCCAGGGCGAACTCGTGTGGCGCCTTGGTCTCGCCGCACCTCTTACATATCTTCGGACCACGTGCAGCAGCCGCGGCTTCGATCTCCCCATCGCTGCGGGCCTTGAGCGCATCGCGCGCCACCTTGTTCCGACGGCACACGCACGGCCTGCATTCGGGAGTCAGGCCATCACGAAAGACCTTGTTCTTATAGAAGCCTTCGTATGGCTTTTCTTCACCGCAGCTGCTGCACGTCTTCACGCCGCGAGTATACCGCAGCGCACTGCACTGGTCGAATTACGCGTGGTGCTGGAATGCAGCTACTGCGTTCGAATCCTGTAGAGTAGAATCCAATCGAGTAAATGCGAGAAAGGCAACCTGCAATGCGTCCATATACCTTTCATTAAATCGCACCATCTGCATATCCAATACATGCCGGATAACAAATGCGCGCGAGAAGTCGCCGAACAGGATGGACTTGTTAGACGCTCCAACGAGGGCCATCGCTTGATCAACAAAATACTGTTGTCCGTTGATCGTCGGCGCCATGCCGGGCACCGGAACCGGCACCCAGAGCGGGTGACCCTGGGAGTCCTTGATCTTCCGGATGACCGCCAGCACCGCGTCGTTCATCATGAAGCGGCAGTTCTGCCGGTAGGCCGGGTCGAGCGAGTGCTCAAGGTCGATCAGGTTGTCGTAGGTGATCGACGTCTGATCGGCGCCGGTCACGGTCACCGGGCAGTTGGTGACGATGCCCAGCGGCTGGCTGGACCCGGTGCCGTTGACCAGGTCGGCGGCGACCTTGCGCCCGATCCGGGTGCCCAGGTGATCGGGCAGCCAGGTGTTCAGGTCGAACACCGAGTCCTGCAGCACCTGCAGCGACGCCTTCACGATCCCGGAGTTGTACATGTACGCGCCCAGGGTCGCGGTGCCGAACGTGAAGTCGACGTTGGAGGCCGTGGAGTTCTCCGTCAGGATCGACCCCACGTTGCCGGTGTCGTCGTTGGTCGGCCACTGCAGCGGGTTACCGGTCGAGGTGTTGATGACGGTCGCGTAGGCCATCAGGCCGCCGAACGCCTTCATCCGCTCGATGATGATCTGCCGGTAGCCCGGCGGGATCAGATAGCCGCCAGCGGATCCCGGCGAAGTCGCCGAGGCTCGCATCTCCCGCTGCTCTTCCGGGGAAAGCTGGGGAACGTTGTTGGACAGCAGCTGGCGCTCCTCGCGGTCGAGGTCTTCCATGCCGCCACGAACCCAGCCGTCGAACACCCGGGCGTACTCGGCGTTCTGCGCCGCCGCGCGCTCCTCGCGGGTCTGCTCCGGGGTCTCGACGGTCGCCACCAGCGCGCGGCGGTCGATCTCATCGAAGCTGGCCAGCTTCTTGGACCGCTCGTAGCGGGCATCCAGGCTGACCAGGTCGGCGTTGGCCTTGTCCCAGTTCTCCTGCTCCTCGGCGGTGAGGTCGCGGTTCTCCTCCTCGGAGACGGTCACGATCTCCTGCATCCGGTGCCAGATCTCGTTCTGGCTCTCCATGTACTGACGTTCGGTCATAGCGGACATCGGCTCGCGTCCTTTCAGGCATGCCGACAAGCCCCGTGAGCGCTGCTCAGGGGGCTGTGAAGGGGTGGGGTTGGTTAAGCGGCCGTCAGGCCTAGACGTCGGCCGATGGCCTCGGTCTGGCGTGCGACCAGTTCCCGCCTCAGTGGTCTCCGGGTGGACGCGGCCGGCGCGGAGTCATCGGTGGGGTCTTGCTGACCGTCGGTTTCGCGGGTGGTCTCAGCCGGCGCGCGATCCGTATCGGTGTCTGTGGGGGTCCGCTCCTCGGAGGGCTCGAAAGTCCCTCCAGCGGCGGTGATGGGGGTGTCGTCGCCGAGCGCCTCACCGGGAAGCGAAAGCTCGTCGGCCAGCTCGGGGCGGTGGCGCAGGGTGCGCTCGATGGCCGCTCGGTCGCCGCGGCGGCGCAGTGCGACCACCAGGGAGTGCCGCAGTCCGGCGTCGGTCTGCTCGTAGGCCGGGAAGGTGACGACCGAGACCTCGATCAACTTGACCTCTTGGATCGTGCGCATCTCGCACATGACCGCGTTGCCCTCGGTGTCGATCATCTGGTTGCCGTCGGCGCCGATCGCGGGCTCCTCGGTCCACATGTCCCGGGTCACGGTGAACCCGAAGCTCATCCCGGAGAAATTGCCATTCCGCAGGTTGGCTTCCAGGTCACGCACATACGTGACCTCACCGTCCATGGTCGAGTCCACGACCAGCCCGCGAGCGTCCTGGGAGAGCAGCAGCGTGCCCGCGCTGACCCGCGACACGATGTAATAGCTGTCGTGGTCGATCAGCATCCGGGCGTCGCCCTCGCCGAGGGTCTTGGAGAACGCCCCCGGCGCGATCTGCTCGTAGAAGCCCCAGGTCAGCGGGTTTCCGATGGCGGTGCGCTCGTTGAACACCGCCGCGTGGCCGTAGAAGCGAGGCTTGCCCATCTGGTCGGCCCGAACCTCGACCTCCGCCTTCTTCAGAGAGAGGTCGCGGTGCACAACGAGCTCGTCCCAACCCTCGTGACCGGTGCGGCTGACCGCACTGGTCATCGAGTGCGCACGTGACCCCATCGCGTGTCCTTCCTCTACTTCGTACCTGTGTCGGCCGGACCCATCGAGCTACCGCCCAGAACCGGGTCGGTGCCGAGCGGGGAGTTCACGGCCAGCTGCGTGAGCGGTTCCTGGTAGCGGTCTCCGCCTTCTCGGGCCGGCATGTCCTCGAAGCCGCGGATCTCGTTCGGGTTGAACGCTCCCAACTCGAACATCACCCGGTAGAACTCCGCGCGAGCGATCGAGTCGCCGCGCAGCAGCTCCGACATGTCGTAGCGCGCGACCTGACCGGAGGTGACCAGTTCCTTGGTGATGCGCTGCTCGGCTGGCGCGAGCCAGATCGGGTGCAGGTCGTAGGCGGTGAACCCACGGGCCTGCTGCTCGAGCCCGGTGTTGTGGACTACCACGCCGTCAGCGACGTAGTGGGCGTGCTCCTCCACGGTGATGTCGTAGACCGGGACCTCGATCTTGCCGTGCTCGATGGAGATGACACGCTGCAGGACGACGTCGGAGTGTTCCCACGTGCCGCCGGGAGTCATCATCATCTCGGGGCGCTTGACCCTGGCGGTCGTCCCGAGCCCACCCTCCCAGTCCTCGGCGTAGCGCAGCTTGCGCCGCATCGGCTCCGTGCGCAGGTTGGCAAGCTTGTTCGGGTGATTGCTTCCGATCTTGTGGTTCATCGAGGTCATGGACAGGTTGAGCACGTGCTTGTCACGCGAGACGTGCGACTTGCCCTTGATGTACCCGATACCGCCCCTGCGGGAGAGATGGACGCGACCAACTGGCACGCCGACCGAGATGCACAGGTGCCGGATGTCCTCGAGTAGCGCCTGGTTGCAGGAAGCGAATGAGATGACGCCGCGAGCAACACCGCCGTCCGCGTCTAAGTACCCACGCAGGAACGCCAGCCGCAGCTCCTCGTTGAGCCGGAACACCCACCCGGGTACGCGCTTGGTGTGCGCCTTGCCGGTGAACCCGCACTCGAACAGCGAGCGCGCCTGCGCGGAGGAGAACCGGGTCCGAGTGCCACGCTTGTCGGTGTAGGGCTTGACGCCGAACTCGCCGCGCATCGACTCGATGTAGTACGGCATGTGCGGGTCGTCGATCGCGTGCGCGATCTCGACACGGTTCTTGTCCGCGCTGCCGTCGCCGGTGTAGAGCCCGCACAGCTCCATTGCTCGGACGGTCAGTTCGCGGCCGTTCGGTGCGACCCTACGGTCCCCGTCGTTCAGGCCGTTCGGGGCCAGCAGGAAGTCGCCCGGCTTGATCTCGCCAGCACTAATCTCAACGGTCTCCCACGCGCACTGTCCGTTGATGCGTCCATCCGCCTTACCGAAGTAGCGGCGGACCGGTACGCGGTGGTTCGCGGTGACTTGGAGCTCGCGTGTACTGGTCTTGATGGTCAACAGCGACTTGTAGCCGGTGGAGTGCCACGCGGTGACCTTCGCCGGGACCATGCCACCCTGGCTGAACGACCAGACCTCCTCGCCCGGCTCAATGTCCTCGATCTTCTTAGGGCCCGTGGTCGTGAAGACCAGTGTGTGACCTGGCACACATCCCCAAGATGTAGTTTTTTCGGTCTGGAACATCAAGTACGGCGGGATGCCGAAGAACCGGCACAGCTCGGTGACCTCGAAGTCGCGGCTGGCCAGCATCTCCGCGTCGCGGCTGGGCATGGTCATCGACTGGAATTTCGCGCCCGAGTCCAGCACCGGGATCTTGTGCGCGTTCTCCAGCCCGGAAACGCGCTCGGCCCAGCGTTTCTGTAGCGACTCGGCCTGGGTCTGGGTCAGCTTGCCCTCGGCCTGCAGTAACCCGGAGATCAGGTTGCCCGAGCCGAACAGCTTCGCCCCGTACCGCTCGGCGGCCAGGGACAACCCCACGGCCTGCGAGGCCGCCCGCACCGGGGACAGGCCCAGCACCGGGTCATGGCCCCACGCGGTGATGTGCAGGATCTCCCGGGAGGTCATCGGCACGGTCTTACCGGAGTCGTCGATGACCGAGAAGACCTTGCCGCTCGGGTTCTCGGCCGTGGGCCGTCCCCGGCCGGGGGTGACCCGGTCCGGGGTGATCGGCCACAGCTCGACCACCTGGCCGCGCTTGTTGTACAGCTTCTGGATATAGGAGTTGCCCCACAGGCAGCGGTGCGCCCCGGACAGCCGCCAGATCTCCAGCCGGGTCATGTCCGGGTGCGGGTCGGCGAGCAGCCGGTTGGGGATCGGCTTCTTGGTCGTCTCGTCCATCACCGGCATCGGCAGCGCCCCGCACAGCCCCGAGATCAACGAGGTGGCCCGGTAGACCGCCGCCATCGACTGCGCGGTGCGTTCGGTGACCGCGATCCCGGAGTCGGTCGGGGTGCCGCCGAACAACGACACCAGCGACAGGTCGGTGAGCGGGACGGTCGGGTTCTCCAGCGACCGGCTGCTCCGCTCGTTCAACCGGAACAGGGTCACGCGGCGCGCTCACAGGCGAACACGCCGACCGCGCCGCCCAGGATCAGCGCCGCCGGCGGGTAGATCAGGTACACGCCGGCGCACACGATCAGCGCGAACACGGCCTGGATCAGCGTCAGGAGCCATGCGGGCACGTAGGGCTCCTTTCGGTTCATGAGGTTGCGCGTACCATCCGCCACCACAGCCGCAGCCGGGTGCGTGCCCGAACCTCCGCGACATGTTCGCCGTCGGAGTACAGGGACGCGCGCCAGCCCCAATAGGTGGGGTAGATGTGCCAGCGGTTGGTGGTCACGGTCAATGCGCTCATCCGAGAACGATGTTCGCCACTTGCCCTGACGCCCCAGTGGAACCGGTTGTTCCTGTACCCACCCCGGCACCGCCGGTTCCGCCGGTGACGGCCGTCGTGCCGCTATTGGTCCACGGAGTCAGCGTGTAACTGATGATCAGGCCACCGCCGCCACCGCCGCCACCGCCGCAGTTCCCAGTGACCGGAGCGAAGCCGTTACCACCCTTAGCGCTGATCGCGCCGGTGCTGACGAGAGCATGGGCGAAGATGGCGATAACGGCGCCCCCCTCCCCGCCGCCACCGCCACGGTTGGTGCCATCACCACCGCCGCCACCGCCACCTCCACCACCTACTATGCCTAGGACGGATCCGAAGATGCCGACCGTCCCTGAGGCGATCGCTTCGGGGCGGCGATACCCCTGGATGGTACTGCTGGAAACCGTGCCGCCAGTACCGGAAGCGCCGGATGATCCAGTCCCCCCGGCGCCTCCGGCTCCGACACCCAGCGAGCCCGCGATGCCGTTACTGCCCGCACCCGTGTTGCCCGCGCCACCGACGGCCAGCTTCCCAGTTCCAGACCCGGCGACTGCTCCGGAAGCCGGTGCGGATGCGCCAGCGAAAGTTGTCGCCGCACCACCATCGGCGCTGATGGTGCCATTGTTGGTGACCGTCCCGGTGCAGTAAATGAGCCCGCCGTTGGTGGCGAGTGTGATCCCGCTGTTCACGGTGAGAGCGGACGGGTAGATATCCCTGGTGAGTGAGTACAACGTGCTGTTGACCTTGGTGATGCCGCTGTAGGTGTTGACTCCATCGAGCGTGATCACGCCGTCGGACCCGTCGCCGAATAGCCCGCTGTAGAACGCGGCGGCACTATTGTTAGCGTTGATCCATTTACTGGTGGATACCTGGTAAGTGAGGATCTGTCCATCATTCAAGGTGGACAGGGTGAGATCGTTGAGCGCGGCGAGGGTGGCTGTCAGGTTCGTAGCGTTGATGACTACCTGGTTACCGGAGGCGAGGAGTGTCACCGAATCCGAGGACACATCGGTCTTTCCGGTGATTGTCGATACATGCGCCAGCGTGATGGCGTTCTTAGTGGAGGTACCGGTGATGCGCAGGGCGTTGAGGTCGTTCTGAGCCACAGCGGTGACGATGCAGTTGGAGGCGTCCGAAAGGGACACCGCTGCCGGCGAGTTGGCCAGGCACACCCACGTAACCCCGCCGTCGGTGACGGTCACGCCGTTTGTAGTCGGCCAGGTTGGTTCGGAGCCCGCGCTGGTTCCGGCCGTGTAGCAAGCGTAAACGTGCCCGTTGGCGACGGTGGGAACCACGAGACTGGGTTGCCCGGCAGACCGGAAGTTGTTGTAGGCGTGCGACGCCTGCCAGGTGGCCACCGAGGGCACGAGCCCGCTGGAGGAGGCGCTAGAGAATCCCGCTTGGACTACGGTCCCGTCGAAGATGACGCCCTGCTGGGTCTCCATCCGCAACCCGGAAAGGCACGACTGCTGCACGTCTATGCTGGACAGAGCGAGTTCTCCCGCTGTCCCCGTCCCGCCGTGGATGTACACGCCGTAGCCCGAGGTGTTGTAGAACTTGCAGGCACTGACCTGATTGGAGGAATGGGCGGGCAGCTCCAGGCCGTGTCCGATGGGCTTCTCGGCGGTGGACATGGACAGCTTCGTGTCGAAGTCCACGGTGAAGCCATTACCGACAGGGAACGATACCTTGACTCCATCGATCAGCACGTCAGAGCGGCCGTGGACGCGGATGCCGTCGCCGCACATGAAGTAGATGCGCAGGTTTTTGAATAGGTGTGTGGGGTCGAACTGGTTGTCTCCGCTTTGCGCGGTGGTGTACGGGTTGGTTTCGTGGTAGATGGCGCACCACGGGATGACAGCCCCGACCCGGTCGGTCGTGCCACCTTGATAAACGGTGCCCGCCCCGGGGGTTTGCTGTAGCGCCGCGATGGTCGCGGCCTGGGAAAGAACGATCGATCCGGTACCTCCACCGGAGGTGATCGTTGTACCGGGCAGGATGCCGACGCCTTGGATGAGAGTGCCGTTCGCGGCGAATGTCCCGGCCGCTGAGGTCACCGTCGTGGAAGCGGGTGTCAGCGTGACGTCGGCGAGGATGGTCCCCTGGTTGTCTTTGCGCCCGTCCAGCATGAGATCCCGGATCGAGCACCAAAACGCATTGGAGTTGCCAGACCCGGTCGAGCGGTGCGTGGTGATCATGTGGCAGTTGGAGTTCGGCAGCAGCTGGATGACACTGGCCGACGCTCCCGCGCCCATCAAGTGCACGTTCGACGGCAGATCCAGGGCCGCGCTGATTCGAGTGATCCCGGGCGGGAAGTACACGATCCCGCCCTGGCCGGAGGTGGACACCCCCGCCGTTCCGAATGAGTTGATCGCGTTCTGGATCGCGGTGGTGTCGTCGGTAGCGCCGTCGACCGCCGCGCCAAAGGTGCGGATGTCGACGGTGGACAGATAGGACAGCACCACGTAGTTGACGCTGGATATGAACCCACCGGACGACGACGTAACCGGGGTAGTGATGAGCACCCGAACGTTCTTGGTCAGCGTGACGATGTCCCACTGGTTGTAGCTGGTGCTGTTCGCTACCGCGCCCCGGTCGACGAACTGCCCCAAACCTAGGTTCGAGCGGCTCGTCGGCACATCAACAACGTCAGACAGATTGTTCGCGCGCTGAGTGAACCTTCCGTCCAGCGAAGACTGAGTCTTGAACCCGCCCGTGACCCGCCACCGGCCCGCGTTGGTGCAGTGGTAGGTGATGACCTCCCCAAGTAGCGGCACCACCACTGATGTTGTCGATCCGGAACCGAAAACGTCCAATCCAGCTGCGGTCAGGGTAAGCGCGTTTGCTCCAGCGTCCCACCCGATCGACAACACCGCGCCAGCGGTGGCGGCCGGGAATGGTTGGGAGATCGCGCCGCTGGTGGTGTCGAAACGGGTCAGCTTGGCCAGCATGTCCGCCGGGGTGCCCACAGCGGCCGTCTGCGCCGACGAGGAAAACTCGGGCAGATCGACAGCGGCACCAATGTCCCCCGGAGACAACGCATCCGACCCGCCGACAGCATGAGTTGTCTTGTGCAGGGTCGGCGTCCTAGCGTCGGACAGCCGCGAATCGTTGCCGATTGCAACCGTGCTCGACGAGCTGCCAGTCGGTAGCTGTGCGATCGGGACCTTGATGCCTGAGTCCAGGCTGGCGTACCCGCTCGCGGCGCCCTTGGCCGAGGTGTCCTGCTTCAGGTTCAGCGCGGTCTGCTGCGCGGTACTCACGGGCTTGGAAGCATCCGCCGTATTGTCGACCGAGCCGAGCCCGACATCAGCCTTGACGAGTGACAGCGCCGTCTTCAGGGCGCTGTAGGTCTTACGGAGCCACCCGGACCCATCCGACGCCACCACTCCCGTCTGGGAGGCGTCCAGGGCGGCGATCGCGGTGAGGTCGGAATCCAGTGGCTGTGCGCCACTGGCCACACCAGCGATCAACGCCCGAATGTCGGTGTGCGCGGTGCCCGAGGAGTTGTGGGTGTTGACCTTTGCCTGCGACCCGGTGGGAGTCTCTACCGTCCCGCCCAGCTCGGCCCGCAGCAGGTAAAGCGACGGGGACGGAGCCGGAGGCTGGAGCGTCGTCGGATCGACCAGCAGCGTGCTGACATCGATCGCGGACGTGTCACCCGCGCCACCCGTCACGGCGACCGGGATGTCGACGTAGATGGCGAACAAGCCGATCGACACGATGCGGACCACGCGGCCACTGCCCGCGGTGGGAAGCAGGTTGAGCTCCCACCGGGCGGTGTCATCGGAGATAGCCTCGCTGGCGCCAGTGGCGACCGGGTTCTGCAGCGCCGGGCGGGTGGACGGATAGAGCACGCACCCCACCCGGGCGCCCGGCTGCGGCTCGCCGCTCTCCGGTTCGAGGGTGTAGCCGAAAATGCGGGTCATCGGCGCCTGAGCCGAATCGTCAGGGTCAGGATCTGATCGCCAAGTTCCGGCTGCGGGCTGTCATCTGACGGATCCAACTCTTGAACGCGAGACAGATTCCAGTCGATGACATCCATGCACTGGGTGGCACCCGAGACGGTCTCCAGCGCCCCCGTGAGATCTTGGTCGATGAGGTTCGCCAACAGTGCTCGGCGGTACCCGAACAGGTTCCACACTCAGAACCGCCTCCTCACCACAGATTCGGGACCATGTCCGGTTCGGCCAGCGCGCCGTGCTCAATCGCCCAGCCTCGCGCCTCGTAGGCGAGCAGGGCGGCGGTGAACGCGCTGATGGACTGGGCGTGGGACTTGCGCACGATGCGCTGGTAGTGCTCGGGCTGGCCGGGCTCGCGTTCCTCAGCGGCCGGGCGCTTCTTACCGGCGGCCAGGGCGGCACCGGCGGCGTGCAAGCTCAACGTCTCGGACCCGTCATGGGTGATCTCGTCGCCCCGGTGCGCGGTCATGAACCGCTCCACCAGCTGGTCCATCCGCATCTCGGAGTTGAGCCAGATCTCCAGCACCTTCGCTTCGCCCTCAGCGTCGTACTCGCCCGCCCAGGTGTCGACCTCGGTCTGCCAGCCGTGCGGGCTCGCCATCATCGACAGCACGTCGTAAGCCGCGAACGCGTCGCGGACCGCCGCGTGCACCTCGGCGCGCGGCGTGGACCAGTCGCCCTCGTGGCCGTAGGGGCGCTCCCACGTGCGTAGGTGGAACAGCCGGCCGTCGGACAGTCGGGCCGCGCACAGGGACGTGGCGTCGCGGGTCACGGCGCCGTGGAAGCCGAGGGTGATGCGATCGCCGGGCTCGAGCTGCTCGCCGGGGCGGGCTTGGGTCGCCCACTTGAGCATGTCGACGGCGTTGCGGGAGCCGACGGTGACCTCGTTGAGGAAGAAGCGGCGGGCTTCGTGCTCACCGGTCGCGGCGTCGCGCGCCTCTTCCATGATCCGGTCGATGTTGACCCAGCCGCCGTTCTCCTGCGCGGCGTCGCCGTAGACGTAGAGCAGCTCCGCCCGCAGCGCCTGGTCGTCCTCCAGGTCCACGTGCGTGCGCGGCGGGCGGTAATCCAGGAACACCCCGGGAGCCTTGGCCTCCCAGGTCCGCTGCGCCACGGAGCGCTCGGAAGGGTCCCAGGCGTTGGTGCAGTTGTGGGTCAATGTGTTGTGTCGGCCCACAACGAACAGATGATCGTCAGTGTCGATCCCGAGACAACGCGTGGGCACCGAAGCGACAGGCTCGACCGACTTGATGAACCGACGGTTGGAAGCCGCTCCGCGGATGTCCCGGTGCCTCGCACGCTTGTACGCCAGGTTGTTCACTGGCTCGTCGCTCGTGGGCACGAACTTCACGCAGTAAGCAGCTCGACCACGTTCCGGGTAGTTGTAGCAGCGGATATACGCCTTGTGACCCAACGAGATGGCCAGCTCCAAGGTCTGACGGGCCAACCTCTCATTGGTATTGCTGAACATCGCCGCCCTCGCGGAGGTCATGGTGCCGTCGGAGTCCATCAGCCCGCGCAAAAGAGCCAATCGTTGAGCCCGCGAAGCGAGGAGATACTGGGCCGGGATGTGCTTGTTGTTCAGCACTCCGATCGCGCGCAAACGCTCGCGCATAGTCATCGTGGCGACAGTCGCTCGGGGTTCCCGACGCTGGCATGCGCCACAGGTGACCGACGGACGGCCGGTGCGCAAGGTTCCGTTGCCCATCTCGTCGTCAGACCAGTCATGGCCCCACTTGCACAGTCGGTGCTTCCGCTTGGGACGGAAGATCGTGCAATGCGGCTTGTGGTCCACCACGAGCTCCTCATGTTCGAGGAGAGTGCTCTTCAGTAAGACGCCGAGTTCACCAGCGACGTTGTGTGCGGAGCACACTGTCGAGTCGTCACTAGCCCCGTCGCCCAGCCATAGACCCAGGTAGTAAGGGTCAACAGGCAGATCCGGCTGCTCGACACCCTCTACTGCTACGCGGGGCACCGACAGGTTCCACTGGCGGCCGTTCAGGAAAATCGCCAGCTCTTTCGTGCTCAACGTGACCTCAGCCTCGTCGGTGCGGCAAGGCCTCTTCCGGTGGCTCCGCTTCACTGTCCAGCTGTGGCACGCACTCGCCACGATCGATTCACCGTCATCGAATACCACGCGGTAGCACGGAAGATTCTCAAACACCGGCGTGACCCGCCGGACCTCCACCGGTTGACCGTCGCTTCCGTACACGGTGTCGCCAGGCTCGACCTCGCCGATCGTGGACCAGCCCGCAGGAGTCGGCACGGGAGTGTCCAGCGCCAGTGGTTCCATCCACCGGCCGTCCATGCCGGCCAGGCCACGCTTCATCGTCCGAGCCATCGCCATGCCACCGCTGGACTCGGTGTAGAGCCCGCTCTCTGTCAGGGTGGCGAACGTGATCCGGGCTCCAAGTCGAGACTTCGCGGCGGCTGTGACCGGCTCAATACGGCCACCGGTCGGCAAGTTCACCCGGGTCAGGCCAACGTCCAGACCAGGCGTGATATTGACGGGACCTTCGCCGAGCATCGTGTAGATCAGCCGGAACGTGTTATCAGTTTGATCTTCCGAGTTCGCCGCGCATTGAATCCACGGCGTAGGCATCGGAGCACCGACGGGCTCACCAGCGGCATCCCACCCGTCGAACCGCACAGGCCCCAGAGCCTGCACGCACGCCTGAGCAGCGGCAAGTGGATCTTTGCCGCTCTTCTGGCCGCGCACGTACAGCGACCCGTAGTACACGAACGCCTGCGATCCCATGTCCGGCCGAGCATGCGGCTTGAGCCGGTAAGACCACAGCATGTGCCGGTACTGATCATCGGTCAGGATAAAGGGCTGTCCACGCTTCGGACCGTCCGGAATGATGATGTTGGATTCGATCCAGTCGATCACCGTGAAGCCAAGCGTGGGGAAAGCTCCCGGTGATCCGTCGCCACCCGACCAGGGCATCAGACCACCGACCCGGGATGCGCACGGACGATGCAGCAACACGTATTATCAGACACGTCGTTCCTCTTCCTCAGGAGCGTCCAGGACCCGGGGTGTTAGCGCACCGCCGGGTCCACCCATTGTAACAAACTGCGCTGGTCGGTCGGCACAAACCTGCAGCTCAGATCACGTCCGGCGTATAGAGCGCCGCAGTGGGGGTAATAGTCAGCGTCACACCCGTCGCGGTAGCCGTCGCGGCCTGGCTGAGCACGATCGTTGTGCCGTTGGTGACCGTCTGGATCGTGGTGCCGCTGGGGATGCCGATGCCGGCGATGATCGCCCCAGCGTCAGCTGGGGTGGCGAAGGCCGCCGTTGCCGACGTGCAGTTGGTGTTGGTGTTGATCGCGCCGTCGGTTACGGTGCGGCCCACCTTGGAGACGGGAATGACCTGCCAACCCTTGGACGGGCTGTAACCCACCCAGTCCGTCGGGTTGACCTCCAGGGACTGGTTGGCCGAGATGAGGATCTCGGCGACCGTGGCGGCGCCCGTCTTCGCGGCGATGGTAAGGCCAGTGCCGCCCGGCAGGTACGCGGCCCAGTCGATCAAGAACTGAGTGGCGAAGCTGGCCACCGAGCCCTGGCTGTACTGGGAAAACAGATAACGGTTGATCGACGGAGCGTGCAGGAACTGGACGAGCGTGCTGGCCATGGCTTAAAGCCCCTTAGCGGTCAGCCACGCGTGCGCGGCAGCGGCGAATGTGGTGTCAGCGTCGCCGGGAGGGGTCGGCGTCGGGGTGGGGACCGGCGGGGGAGTCGGGACCGGCACTGGCGTGGGGGGCGCACCAGTGAACGGCCCCGGCTGCCCGGTGATCTGGGTGAACGCGGCGTTGGCGGCGTTCACGTCCAGACCAGGGGGGGTGACCCCGCTCTTGACCCACTCCTGGGAGATGACCGCGTAGGGCTCGTCCACGTACTTGGTCCACGCGGCCTCGGTCATCTGGTACAGACCGCCCCAGGTCGCGCCCTCGATGTTGCCGCCCTTGACGACCTGGTCGACGGTGACGCAGTGGCCCCCGAGCACCCGGTCGCGGCGCAGCACATCGAAGACCGTCTGGCTGCTGAAGGCGTTCTCGAAGCCCTGGGTGGCGTTGAACCCGATGTAGGCGGCGCCGAACAGGTAGACCGCGGCGCGCAGGCCCTCGAAGTCGCGGGGGTCGATGGCGAAGTACGCGGCCAGCTTGTGGCCGGCGATGCCAGTGTGCTGCCAGTACTTCAGGACGGTGGCCATGTCGCCGCCCTGGTCGGTGGCCGGGTTGCCGGGCACGTAGCCGGTGCTGCCCGAGTAGAAGGCGATCACGTCGCTGTTGGCGGGCACGACCGGGGTGCCCTGACCGAACTGGGAGAACACCGTCTCGGCGTGCGCGGCGGCGGCGGCCGTGCAGTCCCCGAGCGCGTCGTTGGAGTCCATCGGCAAGTTCGCCACGTCCGGCAGGTAGCCGGCGGTGTCCGGGACCGGTCCGGAGTAGGCGGCGTCCAGGATGCGCCGCAGCGGGACCATGCGGGTCAGGTCACGCGGGGCGGAGGGCAGCCGCCCGTAGCGGTGCTTCGGCTTGTACTCAAGCAGGGTCACTGGAATGTCTCCTTGGGCTTGGTCCGGAAGCGTTCGGGGATCTGCTCGGTCGGGGTGTCGCGCCAGGTCCGCAGCTCGCGCAGCCGCCGCACGGCTTCCACGGTCCATACGGCCGAGCGGAGCAGGCCCAGGTACTCGGCGCGCTCGGGGCGGCCCATCAGGAGATCCGGCTCAGCGCGAACGAGTGGTGCTCGGACAGGTACTCGCAGATCAGGTAACGGCAGTCCGGGCCGAAGACCAGCACGTCGGTGTCCTCGGGGTCGCGCCAGCGCGGGTCGAGCTGCTCGAGGAGCGCCACGTTGATCGCCGAGGCCTGCGGGTAGGGCGGCAGCGGGTGAACCACCCCGTCCGCGTGCGCGCAGAACCGGAGGGGTTCGAAGATCATGACTAGCCGAACACGCCGGTCGAATGGATCAGCAGCACCACGCAGACCAGCACGACCGAGATAGGGAGCAGCGGCACCGGGGACGGCACCGGGAAGCACGCCAGGATGGCGAGGACCAGGGCGACGACCAACAGCACCAGGACCAGCATCACGACACCCCCCAGCCCAGCGCGAGCAGGGCGTGCACGTGGGCCAGCCGGATATTCGCGTCGAAGTCTCGCTGGTCCGGGTAGATCTTCGTGACTGGGTCCACGTGGTCCCTGATCTCTTTCAGGATCCGGTCGGCCTCGGCGCGGTGCTCGGCGGCGTTCACGACGCCTCCGCGATGTTGACGATCATCGGCTCCAACCCGCATTCGCACACCAGCCGAGGCCACACCCAGAACGGGCCCTCCGACTGCGGACGTGCCAGGTAGATCCTGTCCCGCCTGTCACAGCGTGAATTCGCGCAACGCACGAGCCGGTCCTGCGCGCGGATCTCGACGATCGTCACGACGCGTCCGGATCCACGGCCTTGAGTCGGCGGATCTGGGAGATCTTCGCCGCCTGCTCGGGCTCGGGGGTCGCGATGGTGTAGCCGAGGCGCTTGCGGGCCTCCACGCCGATGCCGAGGTTCTTCTCCAGCATCAGCAGGGCCGAGAGCGTCTGCGCGGTGGCTACGGAGTTCCTGGAGTCCTCCATGGTGACACTCAGGCGCACCAAACGAGCTACCTGCAAGGCGTCCCCAAGGCCCGCCGTGGCCCACTCAACGGCGATCGGTGAGCGCCACAGGGCCTCCCAACGGTGCAGTTCGAGCGCTGAACCCTCCATGAGCGGCCAATCGGGGATCTCGCCCTGATATCCCTCCGCTGGGAGCTCGTGGCCGGCCGGCTTGACGTTGCGCCGCACGGCGTCAGATTTAGACAGGGGTCCGCGGCTACCGCTCACCGGACACCTCCTTGATCAAAGTGACTTCTTAACCCGTACACACCGCGAATGACCGGGGACGTGAGGCAGCGGTCATGATCGGCTAGACTTTTCGTTACTCTCCGCTGTCGACCCCGCCGGCGTGCCGTCGAGCTCGAGGCAGGCCGTTGACCAGCATGTATGCACACTCACTTGTGCTCGAAGGGCCGAGGGTGGGGCACCGGCGCCCGGTGTGTGCCCCTGTCAGGGGGTGAGCCACTGCCTGCGGTTCGTCCCGCCCTTACGTGCGTTGCACGGACGGCACAGGACGCCGTAATTGCTCGGCTCATGTGCGAGCTCGGGGGCGACGGACCGGGGGACGACATGGTCCCCGGTGAGCCCTCCCTCTTGCACCGGGTGAGCCGCTACCCCGTACCCGGGGCATACCCACCCATACACAGCGACGTGCGCCTCGATGGCGGCCCG